TACACAACGTTCCCTTCAGTGGTTTCGAGGTGCCCTTCGGCCGCCCACTTGTCGTACATCACATGGTCGCGCCGCACACGAAGATCCATCATTTCCTCCGGGATCCAGAAGAACGGGAGCACGTAGTACGGCTCGTCATCGTCCTCGGGCGGAAACACCAGCACGATTGTGGTCAGGTCGCTTGTGCTCGAGAGATCGAGCCCGGCGTAGCACTCCCGTCCCTCCAAATAAGAGCTGTCGACCGGCACGTTGCATTCGTCCCACCGATCCATCGGCATCCAACGCACCGATTGCTTGACCCACTGGTTCAGGCGCAGCTGGCGAAAGATATTCTCATCGGCCGGGGTCTCTTTCGCCTTTCGATAAGCGTCACGCACCTTCTCGATGTCGATCGTGATCCCAAGGCTCGGATTTGCCTTGTACCAGTTCGCTTCATCCTCCCAGTCCTCGGTCTCGGCAAGGCCGAAGATCACCGGGTAGAAGCGTGGGTCTATCTTGCGCTGCTCGAGGATGTCAAGTGCTTTTTGATGAACCTCCCAGCAGATGCTATTCCGATCGGTTCCGGCCGTAGTCAAGAAGAACCACAGTGGCTGTTTGCGCGCGTCGCCGGAGCCCTGCGTCATGACGTCGTACAGCTTCCGGGTCGGTTGCGTGTGAAGTTCATCGAAGATGCATCCGGAAACGTTCAGGCCGTGTTTGGTCGCGACTTCCGAGGAAAGCACCTGATAAATGCTGCCTGTCGGCGCATACACCATCCGCTTTGTGGACGGGATCACCTTGATGCGCTTTTTCAGAACCGGGTTTTGCCCGACCATGTCATCCGCGACGTCAAAAACGATCGATGCCTGTTGGCGATCAGAAGCGCACGAGTAAACCTCTGCCTTCCATTCGCTGTCATTGCACAGCATGTTCAGCGCCAGGGCCGCGCCGAGCTCCGACTTGCCTTGCTTCTTTGGAATCTCGATGTACGCGCTGGTGTATTGCCGAATGTCCGGGTTTTCATCGCGCACCGTCCCGAATACGTCTTGGATGATCTTCGCTTGCCAGCCCAAAAGGTTAAACGGCTTGCCGTGAAATTCGCCTTTCGTGTGCTTCAGGTTCTCGATGAACCGAACCACCCGCTCGGCTTTTTTTGCGTTGTATGCCATTAACCCCACTTCCCGTCAAGAAGCTCGGACATTTCATCCTTGTTGCCATCGGTGGCGTTCGCGATGTCTGCGCCGATTCGCGCGCGGGATGCGGGCGTAAGCCCGAACTCGGTGCAGAAGCTCTGCATGATCTTTAGGTTTTGCTGGGCGATGGACACCTGTGGAACCTGCTGCACATACCCGGACGGAGTTTTGAATATGGATCCGTGCTGCGTGATGAATTCCTCTGCCTCGCGCCAGCGCGCGTATGCCTGGCAGTATCCGGCGAACGCTGAAATATCAGCGTTCGTCAGAATTCCAAGCTGCTCCATTGCTGGGGCCATTCTTTTCCACTCGCGTTTTGCGGCAGGAAGAAGCCATGTGGGACATTTCACCGCATCGGCAGGTGGCCGCGGCTCTTCTTTGTTGATCCGGCGTTTCCCGGGGTTTCCCTCGATCACCTTCAAGGCGGTCGGCTTCGGCTTTCGTCCGCGCGTTGCCATATGGCGCTCCTCCTTCTTTAAATATTGTTTTTAATTGCGGCCATTGCGTCCCCGTACGACAGCGCCTCGCCGTCGCGCAAAACCGTCACGCCGTCCGTGGATCCGTGCTCTGCGATGTACCGGTCAACGATCACGCTGGCGTACTTCGGATCAAGCTCCATTGTGTAGCAGATCCTGTCGGTCTGATCGCATGCGATCAACGTCGACCCGCTGCCTCCAAACAGGTCGAGCACTACGCCGTTCGGCGCCGAGCTGTTCCTGATCGGGTATGCCAGCAGCGGGATCGGCTTCATCGTTGGATGGTCCGCGCTGCGTTTCGGCTTGTCGAAGTTCCAAATGGTCGACTGCTTCCGATCCGAGAACCACTTGTGAGTCCCGTTCGGCAGCCACCCGTACAAGACCGGCTCGTGCTGCCACTGGTATGGGCTGCGCCCAAGAACCAGGGAGTTCTTCGCCCAAATGCACACGCCGCTGATGTGGAATCCTGCGTCCTTGAAAGCGCGCCGGAAGTTCAACCCCTCCGCGTCCGCATGGAATATGTAAGCGGAGCCACCTTCGGCCATGTGGGCGGCCATGTTTTTGAACGCCGCCAGCAGGAATTCGTAGAAGTTCCCGTCAGACATGCTGTCGTTCTGGATCTTCTTTCCGTCCGCGCTCTCGTACGCTACATTATAAGGCGGGTCCGTCACGACGAGGTTGGCGCGCACCCCTGCCATGAGGAAATTGACGGCCTCTGCGTCCGTCGAGTCGCCGCACATCATGCGATGGCGCCCCAGCGTCCAAAGATCCCCGGCCTTCGCAAGCGGAGCGACTGCGTCCGGGTCCACGTCGTAATCGTCATCCTTGGCCTCAGATTTGTTGACGCTCGAAAACAGATCGTCGATTTCGGCTGCATCAAATCCCGTCGCGCCAAGATCGTACCCGCTCTGCTGCAGATCGGTCAGCAGATCCGCCAAAGCGACCGGCTCCCATTCGCCCACCGCCTTGTTGAGAGCGATGTTCAGTGCCTTTTCGTCCGCCTGGTTCTCGATGTGAACCACGACGCAATCGATCTCGGTCGCGCCCTCGGCCACCAGCACTTTGTAACGCTGATGCCCACCGACGATGTTGCCGGTGACCTCGTTCCAAATGACCGGGTCCACATATCCGAAGTCGTTCAGCGACCTCTTGATCTTCTCATAAGCCGGATCGCCCGGTTTCAGATCCTTCCGAGGGTTGTATTTCGCGGGCTTCAACCGGTCCGCCGGGATCCTCTGGATGTTCATTGCGGTATTCATCTTAATCCTCCCTGAATATCTGTCCATAATTGCCAAATATCAGCGCATATTTTGGCAATTTCTTGCACAGGGGGCATAAATCCCCACCCCCTGAAAATCGCGGGCGTTCCCACGATAGGCTTGCGCGGTCTCCAATTTTTGCCCTGTAGAGATCCGATCCCCCCTCCCCCCAAGGGGCGAGGGGGGCCGGAGGGCTGAGGGGGGGCCGACTTCACTATGCGAAAGCCCACCTTGTCAGTATGTTTAGGTCAAGGTCGGTCGATCGAGCATATTACACAATTCGTGTTCTGTTTGTTGTGACATGTGCAGACTTAAGTTGTCATGGTGTTATCCGAATGGTAACGACTGCGGGGCACATTCGAGGTAAACTCACGGTGACCCTGAAGGTTGGGGGCGCGCCGCGGGTGGGAATCGCCGGGCCGAGGAGGACACCATGGAAGGATACGTTGTAGCCAACCCGGGCTGGATGAACTACTCGCTGCACACGGATTGCTACCCTAAACCAAAGCGCATTTACTTTCGGAACCATGGCCACTCCTACCTCAAACACAACGGCGAGTGGGTGCGCGTGTACTTCAACTACTACTTGTTTAACGCAGATGGACAGATCCCGATGCGCCTGAACTCAGACGGAGAATGGGAAATGGCATAACCCCGCCTGACGAGCGCCGGGTCGCCCCCGGCCGAAACCGCCCACCACGGGCGGTCGCGGGAAGCCACCAGCTTCCAAATCAAACGGAGGAGGAATCTCGAATGACCACCACCGAACGCCGCGCCGCCGCCGCGAAGGCATGCGCTTACGAATCAAACGTCGCCTTCGCCGCTCGGACTCAAGCCGCCGCTTTCTCCGCGGAAGGCCGTCTCTACGAAGCCGCCCGCGCCGCCGACAAGGCAGCCTGCGCCGCCAAGTGCGCCGCCCAGGCCCACGACGAGCTTTGGGAAGCCGCGGGCGGTCTCTTGACCGCCGAGGAATGGGTCGCCTTCGAGGACGCCGAGCTCGCGCAAGGCGCCGCAGCCCAGGCAGGAGCCAAAGCCGCGGGCGCGGTGGCTTACGCCATCGCCGACCGCCTGAACCGCTTCTAAATCGCCCCGCCTGACGAGCGCCGGGTCGCCCCCGGCCGAATCCGGCCCCGGGCCGGTCGCGGGAAGCCACCAGCTTCCAAATCAAGCAGAGGAGGCACACACGCCATGACCAAGCAAGCCGCGTTTGCACGGTGGCAATCCGCCAACGAAGCGGCAGCCGATGCCAACGCACGAGCCACCACGCTACTCGAAACCGCCGCATGCGGCGAAACTGCGAAAGATCGAGAAGCAGCACTCCGCGCGCTTCCGAAGGCCCTCGATGCCGCCCGCGCGGCAGTCGAGCTTTCATTCGATGCCGGACGCATCTATGAGGAAACGCCGGGCTCTCGCCTTCCGCGCTCCCACCACAAAGCGAAAGACCAGAGCGCACAGCACTCTTGAATCAAGAGGGAGGAACACACCATGGCAAACCTGATCCGCGAATGTGATGATGTTGACCCGCACAACCCTGGGCGATATTCCGACCCCAACACACCCGTGTCCGACGAGTTGCTTCGGAATGCACTGGATTGGATGAGCGGCATTCCAGACTTCGTAGAAACCTGCGACGCGATCCGCGAAGAACTTCTGGCTCGGTGCTCCCAAATCATACCCGCCTGACGAGTGCCGGGTCGCTACCAGACGGTCACGGGAATCCACATGGTGCCCCGGCATGAGCCGGGGCCTTCTCTGCTCTGAAATCAAACGCGTTGCCGCGCTGCGTGCGGTCCCACCTCACCGTAACCACGCTGCCCACCGCCGAGGAGGGAGAGACCCCGACGGCGCCCCGGAACTTTGAAATCAAACTCGGCACAGAAAAGGCGGCCCCGCTTCGCGGCCGCCCATCTATGTATGATATCATTTTATGCCTTAAAAAGTAGCCTTTGGTAGCCTTTACTACCCCCTCTGTCGATTTCACATTCTCGTCATTTTCCACCACTGCCGTCCGGCTTCTGAATCTTCTTCGTGCATTCTCCCACAAAACTCCCGCGCGCTCGGCCGGTGTCGTGGCAGTAATAACACGCCATCACGGAGTATGTGTTGCTGCCCTTCAGCTTCTTGTAATAAATACACCCATAGCACGTCCTGTCGTTCACCAGCTTCTGAATCATAGCAACCCAGCTGCCACGGCTGCTTTATGGAACAGCTTCGCGCAAATCTGCATGTCCGGGTGTGCGTTTTTTGCATCGCGCAGCGCCAGCCAGTCGCGCCACCGCTCCGGGGTCTGGGTGATGACGATCTCCGTCTTGACCGCCTTCGTCAGGACCGCGCGCGCCGCCTGGGGCGGAGCTTCCACATTCGCGGCACGGAGGTGCTTGTAATGCTTCTCCGCCTCCAAACACGATACCTCAAACGCCGGGCCCCACACGGCTCGTGAATCTTCATCCGTCCACCACCACGGTTCAACAAACTGAATGTCCCCGCCGCCGTAGTCGCAGTACCGCGTGCTCTCCTGCGCGGGAGACAGGCACACCGCGGGCGGCTCTGCGTCGCGCTCGTAGTCCGCAGCCGCTATCCGATGGCGGAACGCCTCGAGGCTCACGCCCTCCGCGCACACGAAGCGCGCAGTGATAATCCCATGACGGGCGCGCTCGGATTCGGTCAACTCCGACTCATCTATGCGCGCCGACGTTAAGTCGCCAATCGTCGTTTTTTTCACTTCGACGCCCGCAAACAGGTCGTCATCTCCGAAATTAAGCGACAGCCGCGCGTGCGGAAGGACGTCTCGCCACGCACGCACGTTCCCCGAATAGATATCGCGATTCCCGTCCTGCGGCGTATATGTTCTCGTGTGCCGAAGCATGCTCGGAAGTCCTGTGGCTTCCATGTACGCCCGGATTGCAATGTGCATTCTTGCGGCGCGCTCATCGTTGTGCCTGAACAACACAATGATGTTGCTGTGCTCGAGCATCGCCGTGTGGCCGCGCTTGATCAGCATCTGGCAGAACGTCTGCGCCGTGCCGGGGGCGATCTTGTCCTCACTTTTATAGCATGTACGTCCGGCGATCTCTATGCGCTTTGCATTGTCACGCTCCGAAATGATTTCAACGCTCGGTTTTATGATCTTCATCTTGGCCCGCCTCCTTTAAAAGAATCCGCCGATTTTTAGAAGCGCCATCCAGATCAGCACCCGGAGCGCCTGTTTGGGGAAATTGTACTCTCCGACGTACAGTTCCCCATGCCGAACGACTGGATTCACCAGCGACGCAGCCATTATCCCAACAACAACCGCTTGAGCAATCGTCATTCTTCCACCTCCGGGTTCGCTTCGTTCCAGGCGGAAACCGCGCGATCGATCGCAACAGTGTCCTCTTCTTCACCCTCGAACGCCTCGTGCAGTCCGGTCGCGGTTTTGCACACCGGACACCGCACGCGCGCGTTGTACCCGTCCTTGTTGATCTCCGGGGTTCCGCCGCAGACGCGGCACGGATTCAAAGTGTACTCCATGGATCTTCCTCCTCACACGATTCCAAAGTACCCGCACCCTGGGGCTGAATCATCCTTGTCGCTCGGCAGCGTGTCCAGCGCCTTCGCCAGCTGGCAGGATCGCTGCTCCTGTGCGTTGAGCCCGCACATCATGCAATGCTCGTGGATCGCTTCCGAGATCGGCTTGAGCGCCTCGAAGCTGATCCACATGCCATACTCTTCATCGCGCTGGCCGTTCGCCACGCGCTTGGTCCCGACGGTATACGCCATGTACGGAAGGTTCCGCCGAAAAGTCTGAAGCTGTTCGCTCGGGATTGTCGCCATCAAGTGCTCGAACATCAACAGCGACATGGTCTCGAGGTGTCCGTACATCCGGGCGCCGTTCGGCACCAGATCAAGGCGTGAAGCAAGGAACTCCTTCTGCTTGTGCATGATGTCCACCACCGTCATGATCCGAAGGAGCGCCTCCCGCTCGTCCCCGTTCATGCGCTTGCGGGTGGTGTTGGGCGCGCTTTCGCCCATCTTCACTCCACCTCCTGCCGCGGGAGCTGCTGCCGTTCCCGGCAGGATGGGCACAGCGTCTTGCGGTCGCGGATATACCATCCCGCCGCGCGAAGGCTATGTATGAACGGCTTGCGGCCGTTCCCCTGCCACTGTTCCTGCCTCCGGCACCTGACACACTGACAAATCTGAATCTTGACCTCCCAAATCGCCATAGTCAGCTCCTCCTTCTCACATCCGCTCCGGCGGGTATAATTTCAAATAATAATTTTGAATGACCCCGGAGGCCGGGCTTGTATCCAAAATGCGCTGCGCGGCCTTGAGCGCGCGGCCATGGAGCTTGAAAATGTACTGCTTCCCGACGTCGCCAAACTGGATCGATATCTGTGGCCATTGCCACTGGGCGAAGTAGCGCCAGTCGAGGACGTCCCGGTATCGGTCATCTGCGATCTTTGAAATCACGTCTTTGGCAAAATCGCGGTACGCCATTGCGCAATCGATCTCGCCTTGGAGGCGCTGCTCCAGGTCGATGTAACGAATAACCGCGTTCTCCACCCGGCTTGTTGGGCCGCCACCTCCGCGCGGCTCATCCGAATAGGAAGCCGTCACGCGCTCGGCCATCGCCTTCGCACGGTCGATCTCGTCGCATTTTGCTTCGATACGCGGGTCGATCCGAACGCACCCGCGGAAGAACTTCTTGGCGTCAATCTGCATTCTCATCCCTCCTGTTTGCTTGGTCGAGCAGCTGGAGCGCGTCCTCGACGCTGTACGCAACGCCCGCGATGCCGCCGTGTTCGTTGATCCGAGAGAGTGTGATCTTCTGGAGATCCGTCAGGCGCCCGACGCCCGGGCGTTTTACCTCGATCCCAAGGAACCGGCCGGTTCCCGGGGCGATCGCGATGATGTCGGGCAGCCCGGACACCTGATACTGCCCTCCGTGGGTTTTTACCGCCCACACGCCGCGCTCTTTCAGCGCGCGCATGATCGCCGCGACGATGGTTTTTTCCAAAGGTGCGTTTTTCACTCTGTTCCCTCGTTTCTGCTGAATATCGTGCAAGGAATGTAAGACTTTCTCTAGCTAAAGTGCCCGTTTTTTTGGCGTTTTTTGCAGAATTTCGTACATGTTTTGTGAATGTGTCGCATCCGAAAAACCTCTAAAAATGCCTGGCCCCCAATTTTCCCCAAAATTGTGGGGGCCAGCAAATTGTGCAACATGTACAAGAATCTTGCATAATTCCGCCGATATATCCGCGTTATCTTGTGTAACATGCACTATGGCCCCCTGGCCCCCACTTTTCCGCGAAAGGGTATGTTATAGAGAAATACAACATTTGAAATTCGTGGGCAAAAACTTTTTTCTATATAGGTGTATTCCAAAAAACTGGGGGCCTTGGGGGCCAGTATATACTTTTTTGTTCATATCTTATATTATAAGGCACATTTACAAATATTTTTTGTGCAATGTGCTGTTTTTTCTGGCCCCCATTCTGGCCCCCAGCTGGCCCCCAAAACGCCCCAAAACGCCATTTCATTTTGGGGGCCACCCATTTTCATTAAAAATCAATTTTAATTAAAACGGCAGCTCGGGGTCCTCGACCTCGGCAAATCCCGTCAAATCCACCTTGATTTCGTCGTTCGTCAGGAGCCGAATCATCCACTTTCTATCGCCTTCGGCCCTGTGCCTCACAACATCTCGGACGCGTCCACCCTCCGTCGTTGTATCGATCAGCCCCTTCCCCACCAACCACCGGCGTGTCTTTTTCGCCGAGAACCCTGCTTTTTGGAGTGCCTCGTCGAAGATCGCCGGGAACACGAGCACGTGGTCCTTGTCATTGGTCTCTGCGTATCCGAACCGCGTTGTGCCGCGGAATCCATCCGAGAACTGCGCGCTGTTCGACGCCACCCAGTCGAGGAGGAAGTCGTAGGCACGGCGGTTGACGTCAACCGCGGCATCGTCGCCGTCGACGGCGCCCATTGCCCCAAAGATGTCGACGCCCATGGTCACTGCGGACTCGTATGCTTCGCCCCACGAGCCGCCGAACAGCCACTGCTCGATAAGCAGGTCAGCCAGGCACACGGTCGCGAGGTAACTCAGGTGGTGGCGCAGCTTCGTCTTGAGGCGATCGCGAAGGTTGGCCATGAGCTGCTCCCGGGCGGCGCGCAGCTTGTCCTTGTCGGCCTGAACGAGCCGGGCGATGAACGCCGGTCCTGCGGTCCCGTGCTGCTGCGCCACTGTTCCGTACATCCGCGACGCGGCCTCCTCATCATTGAACGGGGACCCGAAGATTTCAATGGCGCGGGTGTTGGTGCCTGACTGCGACGAAGCCCCTGTGAGCGGCTCTTCGCCGTTTGCGATGACGATGTTGCGCCACGAGATTTGTTCCTGCACGCCGCCGTCACGGGCGCCACGGCCGCGGCTGTTGCCCTCGGCGAGCTGGTAAATGAGGTTGTCCAAGAAATCCTGCTGCCGGGCGCCGCCGCCCGCCAGCTGGCGTTCATTCAATCCAAGTGGTAGGTCGGAGAACAGCCCTGCGAGGCGCTCCGAGAACACGCGCGTGGTGTTGAAGCTGCTGATGAGGTCGAGCGGATCGCCCCAGGCAGACAGCGAGGCGTAGAGTGCGGCCGTTTTGCCGCCGCGGGAGTCGGACCAGTTGTAAACGATGAAGATGCGTTCGCCGACGATCTTCAGGAGCGGAGCGGCGAACGACGCCGCCATGATGAACCGGAAGATGGGATTTTTCCGTGCTTCGCGCATGGCCTCGACCCACCCGGCGAGTGTGCCGGATGCTTGTCCGACGTTTGCGTAGCGGCCCCAGCTGCCGCCGTCGAAGGTGTACTCGTCGCCGAGTAGGCACGGGGCGAAGTGTGTGCTGTCGACCCACCCGAACTGCGAGACGCAGCGCTGGTTCTCGATGAGGCTGCCGTTGGCGCATTCCAAAGCGGAGAGCCAGCGCACGACCTGCGCGGCATTGTCGCTGGTGACGTCGGCGCCATGGGCGGCGAGCTTCGTGATGGTGCGCGCGGTGGCGATGGTCTCGCGGGCCATGGTGCCTTTGTTCCAACCGGTGTGGTCCTTGAACACGTACTCGACCTTGCGTTCGCCGGTCGCGACGTCGCGAAGCTGCTTCGTAATGAAGATCGGCGTCCAGCAGAATGGCTTGTCCGAGATGTTCCCGCTCTTCGGGTCGATGGCGTAGATGCCGCCCGCGTCGAGGTCGAAGCCATCGGGAACGCGCAGCTTGACCGGCGCGTCCTCGAGGCCCTTGATGTCGGCCATGGCGGCCTGTTCAAGGTTCATGGGCTGTGCGGCGTCCATGATCCCGCGCATGATTGCCCGGGCACTGTCGCCTTCTTGAATAAACAGCTGCGACGGGTCCTTGACCCCTTTGTGCGCGACGCATGACCACGGGCGAACGATACCTTTGTACCCGGCGTCGAGGAGCGCCTGTGCGACCTTGCGCTTGGCGATGCGGCCACCCTGGTCCGGCTCGACGTGGAGGTAGAGCTCCGGCACGTCGAGGAGCAGCTTGGCTGTGTCGACGTTGAAGTTCGTCGCCCCGGGGAACCCGAGTGCTTGCATGCCGAGGAACCACAGCGTCTGCGAGTCGGACTCGCCCTCGACCAAGATGGCGTAGCCGGCCGATTTCACATCGGCCATGCGCCAGCGACCGTAGAGCGTGGGCTTGGCGCCCTTGTGCCAAAGGAACCGCGGGCCTTCGCCCTTCGGCATGCGCTTGCGGACGCAGAGGACGTGGCTGTTCTCGTCCATATAGGCCAGCTCGACGTAGCGGCTCTTGTATCCGTCCTTGACACCGTTGGCCTGAAGGAACTCGATAGGCAACCGCTTCTCAAGGGAGTACTCCTTGAGCGTGTAGGTCTTCTCATCTGTGGTGCTGGGCCGCGCGGAGTCCAATGGCACCCCGGCGAGATCGCAGAGGCGCTTGTAGGCTTCGCCGGTTTCGATGCCTTCCATCTTCGCGAGGAAGCTGGTGGCGTTGCCATGCTCTCCGCACGCCTCGCATTTGAAAAGCCCGTTCGACGGCCGGTACCAGAATGAGTCATGTCGATCTTCGTGCGTGCCGAACGGGCACTTGGTGAGGATCTTGTCATCGCCCGCCGGGCGCATCGGCGCGGATATGTATTTCCGGTAGAAGTCCGGCCAGTTGATGAGGCGGTCTATGTCCGGGCGCTGTGTCATCGTTCCGCCTCCTTTTGAAGCGTGTCAATTCCGTTCAGCACCGCCAGCATGTTTGGAAGTGCCATGCCGTTCCCCCACATTTTGTACTGCGCGCTGTCGCTGCCCGGCACGCCGTCCGTCCAGAAGTCCGGGAACCCCTGCAATCGGCAGCATTCAAGTGGAATGAGGCGGCGGACGATGTATCGGCGTGGCGGCTTGCCGGGCACAACGACTCCGTTTTGTCTCCTTGCTCCGTTGTTTGCATCAATCGTAGCGTGGGTGTCGCAAAGCCGAATTCCAGACTGGCTTGATTGAAATCCGATAACTCTATTCTTGTCACAAAGAATGGGCCGTTCATGGCTTGCATTCAGGCACGGCGCGATCCCTTCGGTAATTGCCGCATTTGCTTGCGCACTCTCCAACAGAACAGGCGGCATGTAATTCAAACTCTGTCCGCCGTTCTCCTTGGCTTGCATCGTTGGCAGAAGCTCATCGTTCAGCGCGCCATTGCGGGCGTCGATGCCGTATGCCACAGCGTGCGGTTCTTTGGTGTCCACCGTGTACGCCACATCTTCAACGCAGCCGTTCCCATCACAACCGCTCTGATCTCCGCGTCCGATGATGTTTGATCTCATACAAACCGCATGGGTGTCGATCGTATTAAGCGTGTAGGCCGAACCATCGTCTATGTATCCAGCTCCGTTTTGCCCCAGCTGCGCACCACGGGCGATGTTCCCTTGGATCGCGATGGCCGCATGGCTCGATTTGCTTGCGTCCGCGCGCAGCGCGTTCTTCGCCTCGGATTGCGCCCAATTCTCTTCTTTTGCTGATTTTGGCTCAAAAAGCGCAATGTATGTTTGTTGCTTCATTCCGGCGTTTGCCGACAAAGCTCCTGTGTGATCCCCAAGGTCGCGAACTTCATCGCGCTCGTTTTGGGCAAATGCAACGAACGGTTGCCCACGATCCACACACGGCGAACTGTCTGCCCGGGCGCAAAGAGCACCGACCGGCCCGGTGGGGTACGCAACGGCGTTGATTTGCTGCGCGCTCTCGACGCATCGAGCATTCAGCGAGGTCATTGTGTGCCATATCGCTGGGCTTGTCAGTCCATCTCCATCTCTACCACTTCGATCAACGCTTCCCACAGCATTGGAGGAATCGGCTTCTTGCGCCGCAGCGCGCGGTTCAGGATCCCGAGGCAAGCGCGTGCGCTCAAATAGTATTTCTCCGGCGCGTTCGGCACCAAGATCGAGGACAGCGTAGATTCGACGGCGTCTCTGGGGCACTCCCCAGTATTGGGCGTCGACGACACGCCAGGCAAACGACCACCCAGCTCCCACGACGGCCCCGGCGTTTCTCCAAACAAGTTGACCTGTTCTATCGCGTTCAGGTGCAGGGATTGAAACTCTGTCGTTGGCAATGGCGCAGAACGCCTCGACGACCGCGAGGAAGTCTTTCCCCTGATTGCTTGAAAACGCTCCCGGTACGTTTTCCCACACGACGAACCGTGGGTATTTTCCATTCGTTGCATCCCTCATCTCTCGAACAATGCGCGTCATCTGGAAAAACAGGTGCGACTTATTTCCACCGGTCAAACCGGCCTGTTTTCCAGCAATCGAAAGGTCCTGACACGGGGACCCGCCCGCGATCACATCCACAGGTTCAATCTCTGCGCCGTTGATCTGTGTGATGTCGCCCATGTGCTTCAAACTCGGGAAGCGGGCGTTCGTCACGGCGACGGGATATGGTTCAATTTCGCTGGCCCAAACGGGAGACCATCCGAGGATTGACGCCGCCAGCGGAGCTGTTCCGCTCCCGTCAAAGAGGCTTCCGAGTTTCATCGTCATCTCCTTCGCCTCCGTTCAATCCACCGCATCGCGCCGTTGCAGATCCAGAGCAGTGCCTCGTGGATCTTGATCATGACCCAGCACCAGGCGATCACGGCAAGGAGGTATGCGGTGGAATGGTCTTGTGGGTTTCTCATGAACGTTCCTCTCTGCGCGCAATCCATCCTTCATATTCCGGCAGCAGTCCGCGTTGCCTCAAAAAGCTCTTCATTTGCGATGTCTCCAACCACGCGTCTGTGCCGCGGCGTTTCTCATCATTTATGGTGCTCTCGAGCCTTTCAATGCGACGCCGGTATTCGCCGACCACAGTTTCGTTCCCGGACATCTTGACTTGCTCGTATGTCCGATACAAGCTGCGGATAATGCTTCTGGTCAGCACCTTTTCATCGCATCCAAGTGGTCGCCGCTCCGCTTTTTTTTCGCTGATGAGCCAGTTCCCGCCGGGGACGAGAACGCCGACATGCGACGGCACCTCGTCCCCCACCTCTGCAAAAAGCGCGCGTGGCATCACAAAGTAGTTCAGGTGCCCGATGAATGTTTTGCGTGCCTTGCTGTGGAAGTCGGCCTTGCTGACCTTAATCTCGAAACAGCGCCACGTTCCTTTGAAGTCCAGCGTGATGAAGTCTACCCGTTCGCGGCCGAACGGGCCGATAGTGACTTCGTCGCATCCAAACTGGCCGTGGGTGTATCGGAGAAGCCGACGCTCAATGTCGAGCGTTTCAGGGGTCTTGCTCATTGTGTTTCTCCGAGTGCTTCTCGTTCCAGATCCCCTCGGCGATCTGCTGCGCCTCTTCGCGGGTGCAGCGATACACGTCGACGGGCATTGGTTGTTTGGGTTTGAATAACGAGATGCGAAACTCCTTGTCTGAGTAGGCGTCTGAGTCGACGAAGTGCACGATCTCGGACCCAGTGCATACCCCGTTAGCATCGGCCGGGAAATGCCCAGTCCAGTTTTCGAGGTGAATGTCGTTGATGTGCTCCGTCAGAACGTCGCGCACCTTGGCGGCGTGCTCGGCATCGATCCGCATGAGCTTCTTCATGACGTGCGTCGGCACGAAGAACCCGCAGTACATCTGCGCGCCAAGTTGGAAGAGCTGCCCGGGGATCTTCTTCTCAAACCGGTCAATCTCCATCGCGGCCCTCCTTCATCCCGTACAACGCCCCAACCTCGGGGTCGCTTTCGGCCGCGTATGTGGCCTCAACGATAGCGCACGCGACCGCCATCACCTGGGTCGCCTCGCGGCGAATGGCCTCAATGCCGCCGCGCTCCGGGTGGCGGGGGTTGTGCGCGCAGGTCTCGTTGACCGCCTCGCATAGTTCGCCGAACTCTTCCCCGAGGATGCTCATCCACTCGTACGGGTGGTTGTGTGACTGGTCGCCCCATAGGCCCATCTGGCGAATGCGCTCATGCCGGAGCAGCGACGCGCCTTCGTTGATCAGGTCTGTGTTGATGCTGAAGTCAGACCCCATATGTGCTGCGCCTCCTCCGCTTGGGTTTCAGCGGCTCCATGGCCGCAAACTCGCGCCAGTTCCTCGAGAAGAAGCTCCCGAGCGCGCCAGCCGTTTTAGAAAACCGTTGCCTGTTGATCTTGGTGAGTCCGCGCTCCCTCATGCGCGCCTTGGCGATCGACCGTTTCAGTTCTCGCATGTGACATCCTCCTTTGCCCATCTGGCGAATGCGCGGATGGTCATCGTCCCGGCGACCCCGCGCATCCTGTTGTGAAAGGTTCCGTCCTTGACGATCTCGTATCCGAGCAGGATATCCCTGCGGGAGAGCACCTTGCGCTCCCGGCCGCGGCTGTTGCTGTATGTATGCCCGGCGCGGATTTCAATCTGCTTCATCTGAGTCACTTCCTCCTTTCGGTGGCGGCGGCGGGACAGGATGCGGCATGTTGGGAATGACCGCAGGGTGTTGCTCCCACCTGACGGCTTTCCATCGCCGATCGAGCATATCCGATACGAAACACTCACGCCATTCCGCAACCTCAAGCCAGCGCCATTCTCTATCGATCCGCTTTGGGAGCCAGAGGTACTTGCGAACGATTCTGCGATCACCGTTTCGCGGTCTGCGCTTTCCTGCCCATCTCATTCGCTTTCCTCCGCATCCATCTTCGCGCCGCACTTCGGGCAATAGTTTTCCTTAATTGCCGCAAACCGGCCGCAGCCGCTGCACGTATTCCGCGTGCGCCTGATGAAGCGATAGCTGCCGTCTGGGGTGTCGTACGTAGCCATAACGGCGGTTGAGATCCAATGGGCATGCCTCACGACCTCGGCGTCCTCGGCGGGGACATCCACAATTTCCTGAAGTATCTCGGCGCGCAGCACCTCGGCATCCGCGACCACGAGCGCGTCTACGTTGTCTATCAGCTTCGCCCGGCTGATAAAATCGTCACTCATGTCCGGCCTCTTTCGTTGCGTCATCGTATATCGGCTCAAGCGCCAGGGTGCCGGTGCGTAGATCGACCGCACACACGCGCGCCCGTAAGCCTCCGATGACGATTTCCTCTCCGATGCTGGGAGGCGCTGGCGGGTCTTGCAGGATGTGGACGCCTTCTGGGCTTGCGGGCTTGGCGTTGTCGGCGTCGCGCCTTGCCCCAAACACGCCGATGATCTTCTCGACTTCCATAAGCGCCAACGTCTCGAATTGATGCGGTAAATCCGCATCCTTGTTGACGTACGCAAAACGCATATCATCCAGCGCGACTTTCGCCGCCTCCAACTCCGCGCGGAGGGCGGCGTTCTCGGAGGTGATCCCCTTCGCCGTTTCGGCTACGACCATCGCGCCTTTCAGGGCTTCCCGCAGCCTCCTTATCTCCGCCGCCATGCGGGGGACGGCATCGAGTGCCAGTTCACGTTCCGGACGAAAAATAACTGAAAATGGAGGGCGCTTGTCCGCACGCACCTTCTCCGCCAACGCCTCGATCTCTCTCAATTCCCGTTCGTTCATCGGCTCGTTCATTCCGCGTCCTCCTTCTCCTTCTCCCAATAGCCGAGAGGCGCGTCCCATATCTCTGCCCGATCGGCGGGTGTCAACCTTTCGCTCATGGTTCCTCCTTCGGCGGCCGTCCTCCCGGGCGGCCGCCAGCGCGCGCTCAGTCGGTGGTGGTGACTTGGATGGGCACGATGGATTTCGGCTGGAAGTTGATCTCGTAGTGGTATTTGTCGACGTAGGCGCCGCTGATGTCCTCGACCACGTATGTAGTCCAGTCGTTCATGCTGACGAAGTGCTTCTTATAAACCCCGTCGGCGATCTCCATGATGATGTCGAGGTCGCCAGCGCTTTTCTGGATGGAGATCAGCCCGATCACCTCGATCAGGCACTTGTCGGTCCTGGTGTTGAAAACCGTGACCCGGCGGGTGATGTTGAACGCATCCGCCTCCTTGGACAGGTTATAGGAAACGTTCTCCGCCTGGGTACAGCCCGAGACGATGACGGCAATGGCCACCAAGGCCATCACCAACGCGATCCACCGAAAAGACTTCTTCACAAGCGTTCCTCCTTGATTTTTTTGATGACCCTGACGATGATCCACGTTGCCACGACCGCCACCACGCCAATGACAGCGCAGAGGAAAACGTAGACAAGAATGGAGAACAGGTAGTTGAGGTAGCTGATGACCATCAACCATCCCCCTCTCCCGCCTTCTCCGCGAACGGGTCCGGCGTCATGACCTTGTGGCGCCAGTCGAGCTTTTCGTAGTTCACCCGGCAGGTCTGGCAGTTGTGACCTACGATCACCGTGTCTTCCAGGCTGTATGCGCCGCCCAATGTGTCCCCGAGCCGGATACCGCAGCGGGCGCAGTTGATGTATCCGAAACATGTCTCGACGATTTTGCTGTGCCCGAGAAGCGCGCATGCGATGGTCTTGCGCGTGTCCTCGTCTGGAGCAATACTGGCGTCGAGTGCGCCCATGATCTCATTGAACTTCTCCTGCGTGAGATCCATAAAAACTCCCCTTTCTTTATCCCCCTACTCTTACTATCCGCGAAACGCTCCGCGGTGATTCGGCATTTGTGAAGGCATTGATAGAGAACATTTACGATCATTTTTGTGCAAGATGGCAGCGCACCGGGTAATGGCGCGCTGCCGGGGAGTCGCTACTTCGTTCCGATTTCCTTGGCCTTGAAGTGTTTGCACGGAGGCGCAATCTTGCAGATGATGTACTTCGAACCATCTTCGGACTTCCCGCATGGGGCTCGAAGTGCAACGATGCTGTTATCGCATAGCTCGCAGTACTCTCCCATAGTGACATCCTCCGAAGATGCGGAGTGTTCGCCCTGCGCGATCTTTGCGGGCAGCTGACCTTTCAGCGGTTTCATTGGCTTCATCATGTAGAACTCCCTTGTTTCTGCGGGGAGCTGCCCCCGCGCCGGTCATTCGATGTTCGGCGGCAGGTCGGGCACGGGCGGAACGCTGGTCGGATGTGCGGAATTCGCCTGGTGCGGAACGCCGGACGGGTATGGGGCGCCGTACGTTTGCGGGGGCCGGGTCGGCGGTTGCTCGTTCTCGTATCTGGGCGGCGGCGTCGCGGGGGAAACCATGCGCCCGGCGTACATCTCCTCTGCACATACCTCGACGCGCAGCCCGTACGGGTCGACGAAGCGCTGGGTCAGGTAGCCGTGAACTGTGATCTCCATCCCATGACGGATGTTCGCGTTGCCCCAAATCCCAACCGCGCCCCAGGCGTTCACACGGTAGATCTCTTGCTTCATGCCCGCCTTGGCCTTGTGCGCCACGGAAAGGTTCAGCGAGAGCTGGGTGGTCCCGTTCATGTGGTTCATCAGAATCGGCTGGTCGCAGACCACGCCGGACAGGAAAACTTCATTCATGTGGGTGCTCCCTTCGGAGTCATTCCTTGAGGCCCAAAGCCCTCGCGGCGTCGCGGGGCGTCATCATGATGGCATCGATCCCATATGTGGGATTTGTGAGGTATTCTTTCAGCTCCGGCGCCATATCCCAAGAGTCATAGGCGATGGTGTTGCGCAGCGTCGGGTCGCTGTATGCGGCAAGTGCGCAGGAGACGATCTTGGCGTATTCATCGACTGTCTGCTGCTGCATAAGCTGAACGCAAACGCCATGATACTTCCCGGAGTGGAACATCATCTCGTAGTGGGAGCCGTGCTTCGAGATGTAGATGTCGGGCTTCGGCAGCGGTTCCGGCGCGGGGAAGAGCTTCTTTTCGGCTCTGATGTCCTCGATGGGCTCAATTCCCCGCGCGCGAAGGGCCTCGTTAGGGGTGCGGACCCCGCGCACAACATCCGTCATGGCGAAGTGGCCCTGTTTTTGGCCATGCTGAGTGCCCTCCTTGAGCCCGTCATCGTAGTTCTTTGTCCCTTCTGGCGCGAGTTTTCTGTCAGCGCGGTAGTCATTGATCGTCGGGAGCCCAACATCGAGTAGCGCGTCGTTCGGCGATATCGCGCCCACCACAACATCGAACATCGCCCTGGCGAACCTGCTTTTCAGATCGCGACTTTCCGCCTTTACGCTATGCTCCTGCAGTTTGAATGCGTATATGGACTTTGCCTCCTTCGCAAGTCCAAGCCGCTCCCGCGCCTCGTTGATCGTGATCTTGTCGAAGGCGATGTCATCGAGGACTTGCGCAATCTTTTGTTCCTGCGCTTCTGCGGATTCCGCCAGCAGCTTTGAAAGCTGCCGCGTCGATGGGATGTTCGGCATTATGATGCATCCGTTTGCTAAACTGGCCATCGTTTTTCTCCTTCCCGCCGGGGGCCAAGGCCCCCGGCGCATCGTTTCTTAGAAGTTCTCGGCGGGCGGCGTGCCGACGGGCACCGCGAACGGATCCTCCTCGTCAGGATCGACTTCGATGAACCCGCCGTTCTTGGCGTTGATCGGCGCGGAGTGCTTGGGAACGTATGGCTCCGAGCGGTCGCCATCGTCGACGCCGTCGACGGCGACTTTCTTGGCGGCCGCCTCGAACTGCGCGGCATACTCCTTCACGCGGGCGATCTCATCGGGCGGCAGCGCGGCGTCGGCCTCGAACACGGCGACAGAGTATTCCTGGCTCTTCTCGACGCCGGGTATGGCCTTGAGCGAGATCCGGGTGATCACGGTGTCGGCGGTCTTGCGCTTCACCGCAAGCCTGGTGCGGTAGAAGTCGAAGGCTTTGAGCGATGTGGCCGGGAGCGACAGGATGATCGGGAACACGTCGCCCTCGCGCATGATGTAAAGGCGGCGCATGTTCCTGCACGCCTTGCCGCGGGCGTTGTCATCGGTGCCGAACTGGTTGTACGGGCACGTCGCACATTCCTTGCACTCGCCGGTGAGCGCGACGATTCCGATCTCGCCGTCGGTGCTTGAGCACTCAGGGGATTTGGGGCCTTCGGTCTTGACGCCGAACTTCGTGGCCCACTTGACGTTGACCTTGTGGGAGAACAGGATCACGCCGATGATCTCGGACGCGGACGTAGCGTTCTCGTCGCCCGGCTCAAGCACCTTGAAGGCGTTCAGGCCGCCGGAAGCAACGGTGATGCGTCCGTACGGAATGCGCTCGATGTCTTTCAGTTCCGCGAGTATGGCCGCCATGTCTTCCACCTGGGGGATGATCGTGACGCTGCCCGGATCGAGAACCACGAGCTCGTTCTTCTTGTTTGCCATGGGTATCCTCCTTAAAAGTTGATTTTAATCATTGCGCGGTGCGCACCGGCAGGACGAGGATTATGAAGTCATTCTGCTCTGTCGGTGCGATCACGCAAGGCTGGGTACTGGCGTTGAAGCGCAGCTCCACTTCGGCGGTTTCGATCGCCTTCAGCGCGTCGATGATGTACTTCACGTTGAACGCGATCTTGAGATCGTCGCCTTCTTTGGTGACGCATACCGCCTCGGTGCAGCTGGCCACTTCGGACGCCGCCTCAACGAAGAGCGCGTTGCCTTCGATGCGCATCCGAAGGATGTGGTCGCCATTGTCGGCCGCAATGGACGCGCGGGCGACGGCGGCTCGAAGTTCCTCGGTCTGCGCGATCGCGCGCGTTCCGAATGATGTGGGGATGATCTTCCTGTAGTCGATGTACTGGCCCGCGATCAGGCGAGTGTGGATCTCTGCGTCGCCCAGCGCGGCGTAGAGGCTGTTGGGGCCGAACTGCAGCGTGCAAGGGGCATCGTCGTGGCGAAGCATCCGAAGCAGCTCGGCAGCCGCCTTGCCCGGGATGATCGCAGAAACCTCGTCCGGGATCGCGGAGCAGATGCTGGTGACCCGGACCAGCCTGAATCCGTCCAGGCCCACCAGGGTGACGTTACCGCCGCGCGTCTCAAAGTACGCGCCGGTGAGAACCTCCCGCAGGTCAGCCGAGGCCACGGCGGGCAACGCTTTGTCGAGCATCTCGCGCAGCATGCTGTGTGTCATGGTGGCCTTCTTCGTGTGCTGGTCGGCGGGTGGCTCCGGGAACAACTCGGCGCTCTGCCCGGAGATGTTCGTGCGAGACCCGGAGCAGGTAATTCGGAACATGTCCTTTTCGTCGACCGCGACGGTCAGAATCCCACCGCCGCTGCGTTTCACCAGATCCGTGAACAGGCGCCCCGGCGCGACTGCGCTGCCCGGTTCCAAAATGGTCGCGTCCGCACGCGCGATGATCGTCGTGTTCCCATCCGAGCATGTCAGGCGCACGCAGTTGTCGCCAGCCGTGACCAGCACCCCTTCCAAGATGGGGTTTGGCGTGCGCGCGGAAAGCGCCCGGGTCGCCGTGGCCAGCGCGTTCGCAAGGAGTGACGCCGGAACTGAGAACTTCATTTCGTCCCTGCCTTCCTGTCGCTGATCGTGCTCTTGTCGTACTGGGTGAGCAGATCGGCCAGGTCGGAGAACCGCTCGGGCAGATCGTCTGTTCCGGCGTCGGCGATCGCATCCTCCAGCGACTTTGTAAGCGTGCGGTTGTCGACCTTCTCGACGATGAGGTCGCTCATTCCCAGCTCCCTCAGCGCGGCGTATGCGGCGTCCCTGTTTTCCGCCTTGATCGAGTAGTAGTGCTTGGTGGTGACGCCGTAGTTGCGGCCGTCGCACGTGACCTTGAACGCAGTCGGGTCATCGAACCCCGCGGCCTCGGCGACGTCAAGGAACTCGGTCACGAGATCCTGCTCGGTCTGCTTGATCAGCGCGTTGTTCTCCTTGACCAGGTCCTCCAGCTGTTTCTTGCGCTCCTTCAGCTCGGCGAACAGGCGCAGATGGTCTGACAGCTTGCCGCTTGCTGCCGTCGGGACGTCTTTTGGCTTCTTGGTGCTCATGGGGGACTCCCTTCTATGATCGGCTTTGCTTGTACTCTCGTTCGATGTCTTCGAGGCACGCAAGCAGAATCGCGCGGGCGAACGGGTGTGCGTTGTGGCTGAACGCGATGCTCGAGAGTTCCGCGGCCGCATCGCTCCAAAACTGCTTGTCCTCGACGGGATGCTGGTACTTCTGGCGGTATCTGTACGCGTCGAGCATGATCGCGCGCAGCTCCGGGGCCATCGGGGGAAGCTCTTGCTTCTGATCGGCCATTACCACGCCTCCCGGCTCTCGCGCGCGGCCTCGGCGATCCCGAGCCCGAACGCGCTCTCGTCCATGCGGCCGCCGCGCTGCTGAGCCATTGCGTCCTCCGCATCGTCGATCGCTTCATCCGGCGTTGCCCTGGTCGCGGTCGCGCGCGCGCCGCACGTGGGGCACGACAGGCGCGCCCTGAACGCGGTACCGCCGGTGGCGGTCTTGATGGGGTCGATGAACTGCTCGACCCCGTACGATTTGCAAACTGCGCATCTAGTCATTGTGCGCCTCCTGTTCGATTGGTTGCTTCAGGCAGACCGGCGTCGCCTTGCAGTAAACCTTCTGCTCCAGCTCCATCGGCCGATGGCAGTGCGGGCAGCTGATGAGCATGGCGTATACTTTGTAGTCGGTTGCCTTCCAAAGGTCAAACTCGCGGATGCACCACGGACAAACCATGTACCGATTGTCGGACAGCGCAAATTCACGTTTTGGGGTGTCCATTGTCATCCCCCTTCCGCGGCGGGTAGAGATCGTCGACGCCAGGCCGGTTCTCCGTCTCGTCTTCCATGCGTTGCACGTGCCCGAACCCAACGGCTCCGCAGTTTGCGCACGAGAACCGCCCAAAGAACCCGAACCATATGCGGAGGTCCGTGTATACCCCGCAAACCGGGCACTTGACTACGCCCCGCTTCATCAAAACGCTCCCTTCATGGTGGCTGTCTCGCCGTCCCACGCCCATTTGCTGTTGTCTGCCTTGCAGTTGCAGCACGGCGGATCAGACGTCTCGACGTTCTTGTGCTGACAGGAATTGCAGTCCGCAACTACGCCCATGAACCTGACCTTGAGATCGCGGAGCGCAGTTTCCTTGCTCTGCAGCTCCCCAAGCAGGTGCTCCAGGTCGGCGACCGCCCACGAGTCGATGGAGATCTTCGCCAGCGTTGCGCGGATCCCGGCGTCCGGTTCGTCCGACTTCAGCGCGGCGCGGTACTCGGCCACCCGGGCCATGATCTCGTCGGTGCGGCTCACGGTGCCCTCCTGTTCCATTTGCCAGCGGCTTCCGCAGGAGTCCTTGCATACCCGGACGCCGCGCCACACCCGCGCTCCCATCCGGGTACCGGCACAGGACCAGGCTCGGTCACGCTGCAAACGACGGCGAAATTCTCATCCTGTCCATCGCTTACGCTGGCGTCGTGGACAATCTCGGTTCTGTGCCCCAGCCATGGCGCGGATGCGTTCCCGCAAAACGGGCACGGTTTGATGTAAACTCCGTTCGCGCGCCACGCCGCCGCGCGCTCCGGGCCGGTCACGGGGCACCATCGGGCCACGGGTTTTCGGCCTTTTCTTCTTCGGTCGGCGGCTGCGGCAGCGCCCAGATGCGAAAGAACTGTTCTTGGATGGACCGTTCCTTGTGGAGGTGGTACGGTCCAAACATGTCCGACACAACCGGCGATCCATCATCTTCATTCTCGCGCGTATGTACGCCGCTGAGATCCTTGAATGCGCCGCGAAGCTCAACATAGACCTGTGTCCCGAGCGGAAGCGCGATCGCCTCTGCCTGTGAAATGAGGTGGTTCTTTTCCATGAATGCCTCCTATCCCAAAAGGTCGCGCCAGTTGTCCACGACCTTCTTCGCCAGATCGTCCTTGCGATGGAGTGCCGCCAGGACCTTCTCGTCCACGGTTCCCGGAACCACGAGGTTGATGTAGGTGCAAGCGTTCCGCTGGCCGATGCGGTGGATGCGGTCCTGGCTTTGGAGGTACTGGCCGAGGCTCCACCCGATGCTGTAGTAGAGCATCGTGTCGGCGGCCGTCAGAGTCAGTCCCTCCGCGCATGCCTGGATGTTCCCGATGAACACCCGCACGCCCGGGTTGTTCTGGAACTGCTCGACGATCCTGCCGCGCGTCACGGCGTCAACGCCTCCGCGAATCCCAACAACATGTTCATATGGGCCGAGGTCGCTCAGTGCCTTGTTTGCCCGCGCCATCAGCGCGTCGTACTCGGCCGTGTAGCGGCAGAAGATCACGAGCTTCCGGCATTCGTCGACGCACAGTGTCTCGATGAGCTCCGTGGCTGCGCCGAGCTTGGCGGTGCTCACGGCGTGCGATTTGCCATCGTCATCGGTGAGAAACCCGCCGACGATCTGCTGCAGCCGCAGCAGCTTGGTGAGCACGATGTTCGGGGTCACTGTGCCACCGCTTTCCAGTTCTGCGTAGCTCTCCTTGCGGATGCGCTCGTAGAGCTTGGCTGCATCGTCCTCGAGCAGCACCGGATGATCCTCGAAGGACTTCTCGGGCAGGTCGAGGCAATCTTTTTTGCGGACACGAAGCGCAATGCTGTGCATCTTCCGGGTCAGCTCGTCGATGTTCCGCGGTCCAAGGTACTGGTGGTTGCCGTACCCGCCAAAAACGCAGAACCGGTTCTGGAACGCGTAGAAGTTCCGCCCGAAGACGTCCGGGGCAAGGAACCGGTACTGCGACCAGATGTCGCGGACGTCCTGCTGCATCGGCGTGCCGGTCAGAGTGAGCTTGAACTTCGCGGCGTCCCCGAGTCGATGCATCGCCTTGGATTGCGCGGCCGTGTGCCCCTTGATGCGCTGGCTCTCGTCGCAGATGATCATGTCCGGGGCGAAAGCGGCAAGCTCGTCCTCGAGGCGCCATGTGCTCTCGTAGTTGATCACCGCGACACGCAGCGGGTCGGTTGCGCCCGCGACAACGGGGGCGGTCAGCGCCTTGAGCGCCTTGAGCCGCTTGTCCTTCGTTCCGAGCAGCATCTTCACGCGGTGCGGGAAGTCAGCGAACTTGGCGTACTCCGCGGGCCAGACCGGGCACACGCTGGACGGCGCGACCACGAGCACGCGCTTGATGTGTCCGTCGAGGTAGAGCCGACCGGTGATGGCGACCGCCGCCAGCGACTTGCCGCAACCCATGTCAAGGAAAAGGCCGCACCCGCCCCCGCGCACATTGGATTCCGTTTGAATCACTCCCTTCCAATATAATAGGGGCGTTCCCCCGTGGAGAGGGGCTTTGACGATAAACCTCTCAGAACGCCTTGCCAGACCGTGCCAGACCGTGCCACGCCGAACCGAGCCGAGCCGGATCCAACCTTGCCTATCCATACATTGCCTATCCTTACCAAACCCCACCTCGCCCAGCATTGGCTTGCAGTGCCCTGCCTTGTTGGTGGAGAGAGGCTTTGACGATAAACCCCTCGGAACGCCATACCAGACCAGACCCCGCCATTCCCCGCCTTGCAATGCCGTAGCAAGCCGTGCCAGGATGTGGATGGGGGCTTTGTCGATGAACCCCCAAGAACGCCGTACCCTGCCTCGCCTCGTCTCGCCTCGTCTCACCACGCCTCGCCCCGCCCTGCCTCTCCATTCCATTCCATTCCATACCATGCCTTGTGATGGATGGGGGCTTTGACGATGAACCCCCAAGAACGCCGTACCATGCTCCGCCGTGCATAACCGCGCCTGGCCTTACATTTCCCCAGACTGCCTCATCACGCCGCGCCGAACCATGCTTCTCCGTACCACGCCCCGCATCGCCCTGCCCCTCCGGGCCTAGCCAGAGGCTGCCATGCCAGGTTGTGGATGGGGGCTTTGACGATGAACCCCCAAGAACGCCGTGCCATGCATTGTCCTACCATGCCTGACCACTCCTTGCCCTGCCCTGCCTCGCCTCACATCACCACGCCATACCGTGCCTTGCAATGGAGGGCGGCTTTGTCGCGAAACCGCCCAGAACGGGGTTAGTCCTCGGTGAGAACCGAGAAGCTGTCAAGCTGGAACCGACCGAAGCTCGGCCGGAAGTCACCGATGCCGATCAAGCGCCCAGCGTTGGTGACCAGCATGTGCAGCATCTGGGGGGTGATGTACTCGGCCAGAACCACCTGCATGATGAATTCCAGCGACCAGCCGGTGTTCATGGCGGGCCGGACCCGCGTGATGGCGTTGCGCTGAATGACCACGCGCCGCCGGTCGAGGTAGTCGGGGTCCGCGACGCCGAAGGAGGCGAACTCGGTGAAGCTGATGACGCCCGCACGGAGCAGGTCCATCGCGCTCTTGCGCGGCGAACGGGGGTCCTGCAGATACTTGCCCGCGTGAACGATGCTCTGCTTCAGGTACTCGCCGGGGATGGCGATGGTGCCGTCGGTCGCCCGGTACATGTAGCTCTCGAGATCGTCGGACTTCTTGGCCTTGGAGCCCTTCGCTGCCTTGCCCTTCTCCTCGACTGCCTCGGCGCAGTACCGGTGCATGAGGATGGGCGCCGTGCCCGAGATTCTGATTGCCGCGCTGTAGGGCGGGGTGATGGAATTCTCCGCGCCGTTGCTGATCTGATCGTCCGCCAGATTGGTTGCCGTTGCTTTGCGTGCCATGATATGTACCTCTCCCTTTTTGGATTGCCCTTGTGGGCTGTGGATGGGGGCTTTGTCGGTAAACCCCCAAGAACGCTCGGGCGATTTTTCAGTTACTCCAATCCGAAGAGGCTCCTCTGCGCTTCTTTGCCCGCCAGTCTATCCCTGAGCAGATGTGGTAGGAGCGGATAGTCTTCCGCGCAGTTTTCGATGAGCGCGTCGAGCGCCGTAAGCATCGTGTGCGTGCTGAAAGTACCAAGGATCCCGACTTGCGTCGACGGGCGCGGATCACCGTCTTCCGACGTATCTCCCCTCTTGCGAACTGCGATGAGTACGCCCTCACCTTCGGTTTCGTGGTTGACCACCTCTCCGGTTTGCAGGTTCGTAAGAACAATCGTCACCTTGACATGGTCCGCTTGCTCGTCCGGCTGGCCTTTCATAATCTCTTCCATTGTCAATCTCCCTTCTTGGTTTGCCCGTCTCATGCGGGTCGTGGATGGGGGCTTTGTCGGTGAACCCCCAAGAACGCCGTGCCTCGCCGTACCATTCCCTGGATCGCCTTGCCGGGCCCTTCCATACCTGGCCTTTCCCGAAAAACTGTTATCCGTTTGGCACCTCGTATCCAAAGAGCGCCAATGCGATGTTTACGGCTTGAACCTGATGCTGGTAAAGTCGAATTCCAGGCTTCAGCGGAATCGGCGCGATCGGTTCAACCGTCTTCGCCAGCTTCTGCCGCTCAATGAATTCATGAACGCGCACGATCCGTTTTACCTCTGCCAAAATCTCCGGGGTGAACCCGGCGCCTACCCCGCGCAGAATGTTGATGCTCTCGATGGTCAAAGGCATGTTCCACTGCCTTATGGGCATCTTGGGGCTGCGGGTCGCGCCCGGAAGCTTCGCGGCCACGAGCGCGCTCTCCGGGTCGGACGCAATCCGAATCCCGCCGCCGGGGGCGATCGTTGCGCGGATCATTTCGGGCGGCGGGCAACGTGCTCGATTTCCGCCAGGACCGTTTTCCAGCGCGCTTGGCGAAGCTGCTCGGCGGCTGCGCTCGGGTCCTCCCTTCGCGCATACATCCGCTCAACCTCCGCTGCGCCCTTTCGCCATTCCTCAGGCCCGAAAAGCTCCGCCAGCGCGACGATGGCGCCGGTCGAGAAGCTGAATGTGTCTTTGTCCATGCACCTTGTCTTGGCTTTGGCCGTCGGCGTTCCACCGATCTTTCCATGCGCAGCGTTCGTGAACGGCGAACCCATGTTGGATGTGATGAGGATCGACTGTGACTCGGTGGCGATGTTCGTCGGCCGCTGCTGCGCTGATTGCCCAGTGATACCAAGCACCATCTTCACCTTTACAGTCGCGGCTGCGGCCTCGGCTACCGCTCGAGCGGCGTTCCGCACCGCATCCAGCGTAGAAGAGCACGCGACCTCGTACTTGCGTGGGATGTAGTGGAAGTCGACGATCGGTTTGCATGTTCCCTCGAAAAACTCCGGCGCGCAGGTAGCAATCCGAAATTCGCCGGACCGGTGGCGAACCGTCATGACCGTCATGCCTTCCTTCGGCACGCTGCGGCCCTTCATGCCCGCGCGGGGCGGCATGCCGTTCGCCCAGAGCAGCTTGCTCCTGGTCGCGATTTCAAGGAACTCGCCGATCTCATTCCGGCGCACGCGCAGCCAAAAGTCGCCACGGATGAACTGCCCGAAGTTGTGTTGGAGCGGCTTGACGTAGTC